CCGTTGCGTTAGGAGCTTTAGTGCCGCCTCCGCCGCCGCCTCCGCCAGCTACAATTAGATATTCAACAGCATTGCTGGCAATAGTATTAGTGAATGTGCCTGAAGAAGTAAAAGTATGAATGCGGTAGCCACCAGATGTAGTGACCGTACCGCCAGAGGGGAGCGCTACGGCTGTCTTAGTAACAGCTGCAGACGCAATGCCATCTGAGTTCGTAACAGTTATAGAAACAACGTTCCCAGCAGTGACGTTATTATACACCGCAGCTGGTACTGCAACTGTAGCTGCTGTGTCAGATGTGGGGGTGACAGTTACATCCTCATCAATAGAGTCAGACGATTGTGTAAAATTGACGACTAAGTTAGCAGATTGGAAACCTTTGCCCGCCAAGGTCAGTGTAGAGGCCGTGCCGGTAAATATATTACCTGATACGCTACTTAAAGTCGCAATCACAGAAGAAATCTTCAGCCAGTTTGTGCCGTTCGAGAAATATACAACACTATCATCAGAGTTATATCTGATGTGTCCTTCAGTATCCGCCGCCGTAGGTTCTTGTGCGTCAGTACCAACTGGCAAAGCAAAAGACCCAGTGGACGAAGTGTCTTTGTCGTATGGGTTAGCCGCGTCATCTAGCCCTTGAGCTGTAACACGGAGTTCAATCCTGTCACCAATCGCAAACGCTTGAGCTGTTGTGCTCTCCTGTGCGCGAGTAATCGTTAGTACGTCTGTTGACCTAGCGGTACACTTTACAACTTCTAGGTTGTTGCTTGTGTCAATAAGTGTAGCGTAAAAATATTCACCGCTAGCAAGAGTAGGGAAACGAGCGCCTTGCCCACTAGACAAGGTAAGGCTAGTAGCAGAGTTACTTATACCTGCGTTTAGTGTGCCAAAGGCATTGTTAGCAAATTTGACGCTCATCTGTTAGCCCCTTAGTTTACAGTAACAGTCCAAGTAATACCTAGAGTATCAGCTGCCCCTTTGTTGATCACAGAGAACACCGTACGGCACAACATATCGCCACTTGAGCTGGCGTTAAACAAGCCTGCTTCAGTGATAGCGCCGGTACCTGTACCAGCACCAAACGTAGCAACATATGCTACGGCGTTAGCTGTGACTGTAGTAGACGTAAGCGATACGCGTCCTGCCTCAGTGCCTAGTGTAGTATCACCAGCTGCCGCTGCAGTGCTACCTGTGCCAATAGCCATGTGTGACATAGCAGTTGTCGTAGCATCTTTCATACGCTCAGCAATATAATCTTTGCCTGAAGTAACAACGAGGTTAGGGATTACAGTTTCTTGAGTTACGTTTCCGTTAGGATTTGTGACCGTGATCTTCAACTCACCGGTCACTTTGATAGAATCTTGAATCATGGTCAGCTCCTATTTACAAGATTGTTCTAGCACCTACCGTACTGTTACCAGCATTGATAGGCGTTTGGTTGAAGTAGTATCCGCCCAAAGCTCGGTCATCTTCATCAACATCAGTATAATGAAAGTTGACAAGAAGTCCAGCGGAACTTGTATCAGGCACAGTCACGCGGTTTGCGGCAAGCATAACAGTATTTATAGTCTCTGCTGCCCCCATAACACCCGTAAGCGGTACAAAGTAATCTGTGCTAGATATTGTATATGAATAAGGCTCTTCTATAAACCGTCTGTATCCATCAGATACAGAGACAAAATCTGGATACACGAACTCAGATTCGCCTAAGGTCAGCAGCGTACTTATGGCCTCAGTAGCCGTGGCGGTATCGGTATATATAGCTGTGTAGTTAATTACAGCAGCCTCAGACAAGCTAAACGAATCAGCCAATGGTTTTGTAGTGTCAGTCGCTAGCTGCTCAGATACATTAACTGGGTCAGCGTCAGCGTCAGCGTCGCTACGGTCAAAGTCTACATTCTCTGTAAAGTTCTTAACACTTACATCAGATACATTAACAGCGTCAGCTTTAACAAGATCTACATCAAAGTTATCAATAGCCTCAGCTAGCGTCGCAGAATCTGCAAACTCCGGCCTAGCATCAAATACCTGAGTTTCAGATGCGGTTACAGAATCGCTCTTAACAACATCAGGGTTGTTTTTAATCCCCTCAACAGCAGTAAGTGAATCACTAAGGCCCCCATGAGTAAACTCTTTAGCGTCAGAATCGCTTAGAGAGGCAGTGTCGCTATCTGCTAGCTCCCCTACCGTAACTTCCTTAGCGTCTACCTCAGTGGCTGTAGCGGCGTCAGTAAGCCCTTTGTTAAAATCAAACTCACTAATCGCATCCGCTGCAGTAACTGGATCAGGGTCAACATCTGCGTCAGATAAATCAAAGTCTACATTCGAGGTAAATGTTTTAATGTTGGATTGTACAGCCGTAACTGAATCGGCCACAGGTAGTGTTACTTCATTCTCTAATGCCTCTGTTACAGACACAGTATCGTCAAAGGCAGCCGCTACATCAAAGCGATCAATCGCCTCAGAAACTGTCGCAGTGTCCGATGGGTTTTTACCAATATCAAAATCATCAATAGCTTCACTTGTAGTAACTGCGTCAGTCCTACTCGTATTTGCTTCTTTAGCTGTAACCTCAGAAACACTAACAGCATCATTATCAGCGAGTTCGCCAATAGTTATGTCTTTAGCATCAGACTCAGCTATAGTAACAGGCGTAGCGTCTATATCAGCGTCTGAAGGGTCGAAGTCGATAAAGTCTGTAAATACTTTTACACGCGTCTCTACCACTGTAACGGAGTCGGCTAGTACTTTACCCGCTTCAAATACGGGGTCAGAATCTTCTGGCTCTACTACATCAGCCTCGTTTGTCCCGACAGCACCTTTTACAAGGTCTATTTCAAAAAGAGTTGTATCATTACCCGTAGTATCGTTTACAAAAACAGATTCAGAGACAAGATTAGTTTGTTCTAATACTTCTGGTCGTTCAGATGAGCTGAATATTAGTTTTGGGGATGCGACAGCTACTGATTCTATATAGCTAGGGCGTGCTACTGCAACGCTGATATCGCTAACCGCAGCGACAGCGCCAATAGATAATACAGTTACACTAAGCCCTATCTTCATGCCAGATTATCTCTAACCCTGAAACTCAGTGTTTCATAAACAGTCTGTGTGCCAGCGCCTGATGTTGTTACAACAACCTCGCCCTCATACTGACCGGCGTCTACGTTAGTAAGAACGCCACCGGAGAAATCAAACTGTATTTTGCCATCTGTACCTGTGTTAACTAGGCTGCAGTTAATCGTGCTAAGTAGAGTGCTAGTGTTGGCTTTACGGAAACGAACAGATACACTTACAGACGCCGGTGATAAATCATATGGGCTATCAGTAGACTCATCAGTAAGCGTGAGAATAATTACTGGTTTAGAGTCACCTTTAACAAGTCTAATTGTATCTGCCATATTTCACCTCACGCAAATCTTTGGTTCTGTACACGCATAGAGCCTCTGCCTGTACCTAAGTTAGCTCTAGCCCTGCGCTCTGATAGTTTGTAGGCAAACTGTTTTGCGTGGTATGACGCTAGCTCTCTATCACTCCATGTGCGGTCTGGTAACACCAAAAGGTGCTGCAGCGCCCCGTGCATAATCACATTTTCTAAATCATCTAGAGCTGTTTTATCCATCTCTTCTGCTGTGCGTAGGGGCTTAAGGGCTACAATCATACGCACATCATAGTTGACATTACCGTCCGGTACTGGCGCTACAGCAAAATTATCTGGGTCTATAGATGTTATATATCTAGGAGTCGCATACTCATCTGATGATACATACGGCCACTTGGGGTATACATCGTGTAGCTGCTCTAAAGAAATCGGGGCTAGTTTTTCCCCGTTTACTGTAGCAGTTAAGATGGCATGCACCTCGGAAAAATCTGGTGGGTCATACGCATAATCATGCCCGCCTGAGTTAAGTCGTATCTGGGGTTGCTCATAGCGCCACGCTAGAGTGCGCTCACACGCCTCTATAGCCGCGTCCCGTACATACTGCTCTACAATTACATTAGGGGCACCAGGGACGCTTGGAGCGAGCCTAGTAACGATTTCTCTAAAAGCACGGTTTGGCATTATACAACAT